GCACGTAACCAACAACGCATTGTTGTAGGTCGGGGTAATGGAACCTGGCTGATTGGCGGTCCCGTTTGCGTCGTACGCATACTGAATTGTCGAAGTCGGTGCAGCTGACCATGCCTGCACGCCAAGGAACGAATAAGAGCTAGATCTTGAGAACGAGAAAGTATGTGAAGCGTCAGTCGTCGGATTTATGACATAAAAGAGTGATTGACTAGTAAAAGGTCCAGTGGAAACCCCCGCGCCTCCGCCAACAAGTACCCAAGTATTACCTTTTGAATCGGTTATGGTCGGGAGTGACGTACCGCCGCTGTTGTACCAACTGATGGCCGCGACAAGTAAATTCGCGCCAGTCGTGTTGATAGCACCAGATGTACCGCTATTTGCCCCATCTGCTGAGGTGTGGCTTACCAGCGTCGTCATGTCGAGGTGCCACGAAGTGCCATTTTATTCTATCCCTTCAAAGCACCTCCGCAGAAAGATGCGCACACTGTTTACGCTCAGCTAACTTCCATTCGCCGTGATCACGAAGCTGCTGACCGCGATCGTCTCGCCGAGCGTCCAGATGACGCCGCCCGCGAAGTTCAGGTCCCCGCCGGAGACCGCGACCGTGCCCTGCGCAACGACCGTGGTGCCCGCGGAGCTGGTGCACAGGCGCCAGTAGCCTGCGGTGCCTGCGGCGCCTGTGGCGGCCGATGTGATCGCGCTCGCCGTGAGCACGCCCGCCGAGGGGGCCGCGCCGAACGGGTTGGTGCAGGGGAGCGACGCGAGCAACGTGCCGGACGCCGCGGTGCCACAGTTTGCGGGGGCAGCGCCGCTGTAGATCAGCAAGAAAGCGGTCGTGCTGAGCTGCGTCGTGATGTCAGCAACGTTGTTGTTGCGGTGGGTGGTGCTGTATTGGATGCTCATGTCAGGTGCTCCTCAGCCTCGGCCGCCTTCTCTCCGGGCGGCGCTGCCTGCGGGTCCTTGAGCTGGTAGCGCGCCCACTTCGTGCCGTCCAGGTGCGGCATGGTGGTCTCGATCAGTGGCTGTGAGAACCAGCCGCCCGCGTGCTGCGGCATCTCCACGAACGGCGCGCCGTCCTCGTCGAAGCTGAACAGCACATTCTTCGCCTCGGCCTCCTCGAAGAAGTGCTCCTCGGCTGGAGTCAGTGAGCGCTGCAGTTTGATCGGTCGGTGTAAAGCCATTGAAACTATCTCCTATTTTCTCGCGCCCAATGTTCAGCCTGCTCTGGAGTCATGCCTTCTGGAAACGGCGGCCTTGATTCGACATCCTCATACCGCTCATCGACGTCCTCATCAATCACCACCCACAAATCCTTGGGCGGCGCCGTATTGCAGTACCCGCCTTGATTCTGACGCGCACAGTCCTGCAACGCGTCCTCCCTCGTACCGTAGGTGCGTTGACTCAGCGCTCCGTCGCTGATGCGCTTGAGGCGCAAGCTCACTGGCGCAGGATCGAACTAAATTCACCGATCCGTCTCGCCACCCGCCCGTGCTCCGCGCACGCCTCGCCTGCGTTGCAGCGCGCACAGTCGACGAACTGCTCGATGCCTGCGAGCACGTAACCCTGCACGTAGGGGAGCCCCTGCTCCCGCGCCTCGGCCAGCAGCCGCCGCACCTCGCCCTCATCGCGCGCGTCGAACGTCCAGGCGCGGGTGGGCACGGTCGCAGTGCGACCGTCCCTGTGCAGCTTGTTACGCTGACGAATCAGCGTGACACGGAAGGTCGGCATCAAGAATCAGGAGATGCCGGTGTAACGGACCACCGCGTACGGCCGCTTCAGGAAGGCGCCGGCCGTGGCGTTGGTGAAGTCCTCGATGTAGCTCTTGGCGCGCTGCTCAACACCGAGCGCCATGAACTTCACCGGCACGATCTGCGCCCAAGTGCGCTTGTCGTCCGTGCCGCCGTCCTCCACCGTTTGGGCCCACAGGTAGAACACGCCTGCGCCGCCGTTGGCAGCATCCAGCTGCGGGGCGGTGACGATGCGGCACTTCGGGTACGTCTCCCTCAGCCACATGCGCACCGACAGCGAGCCCAGCTCGTTGAGCTTGGACAGCTGCTGCGCGCAGTTCATCGGGATGGCGAGCGTGGTGTCCTGCTCGAAGGGGTCGATGTTGTCCTGGCTCTGCGTCTGCAGCGCGGAGAAGGCAGTGATCAGGTCCTGCGTGATCTCCAGGAACGTCTTCACGGCCCAGGTGTAACCGGCCGCGCCGTCCGCAACCGTCACGTACGCGGGCAGCAACGGGTCGTTCAGGAACCCGTAGGTGTTGTTGTTGCCGCTGTTGAAGCCGTAGAAGCCGACCAGGTTGCGCCAGATCTCCAGGTTCAGCACCGATGCCGCGCGCTTCTCCGCATCCGAGTTGATCATCGCGGCCGCAGCCCGCGCCTGCTCGAGGCGCCCGACCATCACGCCGGACTCGAACCGCACGATCGTGCGCTGCTCCCAGTTCGGGTTCCAGTCGCCCAGCGGGACGTTGGTCGAGTCCTTGTAGACATCGATGTTGCCCATCGGCTCGATGATGCCCTGCACCACCCACTCATCGCGCCAGTTGCCGATGGTCTCGATGCCGATGAACTCGTCGATCTTGCGTGCCGCGGTCAGCACCTTGATGAAGCCAGGCAGCCAGTTCTGCAGGAACTGGATCGGGGCCACGATCGAGGGCGTGGTGACACCGGCCGGGGCGGCGACGCCCGGGAAGTACTGCGGCGTCCAGGCGTCCATCGCGGCCGATGCCGCGCGCAGGTACCCGGGCTCGAAGCCGATGCCGATCTTCTCCAGCGCGCGGAAGTTCTGCACGTCCTGCGCGGCCATGGTGAGCGGCTTCACCTGATTGGGCGCAAGCCGCGAGTGACTGACAGAGTAGTCCATTTTGAAAAGTCTCCTAAAAGGTTCTGTTGAGGGCCTGCCGCTTAATTCGGCGCGTTGAAGCGCGCGATGCCGTAGCCGCCGCCGGAGGCAGCGTTACCGAAGCGCGTCATGTACCCGCCCGGGACCTGCGCATAGCCGCCGGTGAGCGAGCCGTTGGGCGCGTAAGAGCCCAGCACCCCGGTGGTGGTGTTGTACTGCACGTAGTCCCCCACCTCCCACGAGTTCGGGATGTTCACCACGCACGAGCCGAAGGTGAGCAGCGCGACCTGCGAGTACTGCTCCAGCAACAGGCTGGGGTTCAGCGGGTTGATGGGGGACGAGGTGCCGTACAGGGGCTCGATCTTCGGCAGCACCGCGATACCGCCGTACACGACTGAACCAGCGGCGAGCGTCCCGCCTACGGAGGCAAGGTCGGTGTTGTTGGCCTTGGTGAAGAAGTACCCGAGGTAGCCGCTGGTGGCGAGCGTTACGGGCTCGATGCGCGAGGGCTCATCGAGGATGATGTCGCCAGGAACACCGAAGTTCGTGACGACGTTGACAACAGACTGAAAACCCATGTGTGTTTCCTCCGCGGTTTAGCGGTATTGAGGTGAGTTGGCGCTTAAGCCGCGATGTACTTATCGACGAACGAGTCGCTGCCGGCGTCCTGCGCGAAGGTGCGCTGACCTGAGGCAGGAGCGACCTGGGCCTGTGAGCGACCGACCAGCAGGAAGTCGAGCGCGGTCACCGGGTCCGCGGCCTCGGCGGCGACGCCGAGCTTCTTGAGCCCGTAGCCGGCCATCGCCGGCAGCGTCATCTCCGAGTGGTCAAAGGCGCCGATGATCGGCGACAGGCGGCCGTACAGCGCGTTCTTCGCCGCCTCCTCGCGCCGCAGCGTGGGACCGACCGCGGCGACCGCCGCAGCGACCGACCGCTGCACCAGGGAGGTGACCTCGGCGGCGTCCATGCCCTTGCCGCCCTTCGCGGCGTCCTTGGCAGCTTTGGCTTTGGCTTCCTCTTCGGCTTCCTTTTCCTTCGCAGTCTTCTCCTCCGCGTCCTTAGCCATCTTGGCGTCACGCGCGCTCTTCGCGCTGTCGCGCGCGGACTTGCGATAGTCGCGCACAGCGGCGCGCCCGTCGCGTGCGCTCTTTCGATCGCGCGCAGGCTTGTCGTCCTTATCCTTGTCTTTCTCCTCCTCGGACGCGTCGCAGGTTTCCTCCCGCGCGTCCTTGGCCATCTCCTCGGACTCGGCGCTCTCGGCGTCTTTGGACGAGGTCGAAGAGGACTTCGGCTCCAGGTCGTCGGGGGAGTCGTCCTTCTTCACCGGGTTCTTGATCTCGCCCGCGGTTGAACCGCCTTCTTCATCCTTAGCTACTTTAGCCACTGTAGTTGCTCCGTCGGTTGATTGATGATGACCAGTCATGCCCTTTTCGGCGGCAACTTTTCCGGCCACCTTGGTGGCGTATTCCTTGCTGTAACCTTTCGTCTCAAGCTGCCCTACCAGCGAGCCGAACGAGTCCTCGATAAACTTGCGCGTGTCAGCGTCGAGACTGCAGTCCTGTTCGTCCTTACGTTTCTCAGGCACGATCGGCTCCTTCAGATCCAGGGCGAATGTGAAATACCCAAACGGCGGTTCCGCCGCGTCCAGCACCCGCACCCCGGAGCCCATGCGACCGGCACTGACAGACGACAGGTGGTTGCCGCGCAGGTTCTTCTGCACGTACTGATAGGGCACACCTTCGTAGACGCCCTCGCTCGGCACGAAGTCGCAACGGTACCCGAGCGACAACTCGCGTTTGCCGGCAGCCTGCTTGCGCGCGAGCGCCTCGCTGAACACCTTGATGTTTCCGTACAGCGTGCCGTCGCGGTAGTAGACCTTCTCGCCGATGACGCCGTGGATGCCTTTTTCTTCGGCTGGCACCAATCCCTGAGACGCATCGCCCAGCAACGCGTCGGGGTGGTCGTCGGTCCACGGCGTCAGTTGAAACGACTTCACGGTCTCGGGATCCGACAGCTCCTCAGCGGGACGGTACACCCCGACCATCTTGCGCGGGTCACCGCCCTTCTTGACCGAGGCCTCGTTGTACTGGTACACGCCGACGGTCGACAGGGGGTTGTCGAGCACCTCGAACCAATTATTTGAATCATATTCACGTCGATCATGCGCACTGCCGCCTAACAACTTCTTCAGCGTCGCCGCCACGCCCGGGTGCAGCGGGGTCGGGGGGTCGCTCATCGGCGCCCACTTAAACTCGGTGTGCTCGCCGTCGAGGACCGGGTCCGCCTCCTCGCCCACGTTCTGGCGAAACGTCACGAACCCGTTGCCCTCGTCGATGCGCGTGAGGTCGCCGGTGATCAATCCCGCGATCCCGGTCTCCTCCGCGGTCTCGCGCCGCGCCGCCTGCTCCAACGTCTCCCCTCCCTCGACCGACCCGCCCGGGCAGCACCACTCACCCGCGTGATCACGCGCCGTGGGCGAGCGCTTAAGGAACAGCGCGCGCTCGCCATGAGTGAGGAGGATGCCAGCGGCAGCCGCGTTCACGGGTCAGATTACTCCGAGCAGAACCAGTACCACTATGATGAGCAGGATCGCGCCGATGCCGCCCATGCCGGCGTGCCCGAAGCCGTAGCCATAGCCGCCGCCGAGATTGGTGAACCCGCCGCACAGGGCGAGGACCAAAACAATCACAATGATCCAGCCGATTCGCATAAGTTACCCCCGGTGAAACAGGTGCATCGACCCGCTGTGCCAGTCGGCCCCAGTGCCAATCATTCCGGACAACAGGTAGAACACGAAGGCCGCTGCGAACAGGTTGATGCGCGCCGGCACCTCAAGCATCGCCAAGATCGCGAAGATCAGCGCCACGTACAGGCACACGGCGTTGAGCGGCATGCCGCCAAGCAGGTACAGCAGCAGCGCGAGCACCACGATAGCGCCGAGCCAGGGGAACCCGTAGCCGTACTGCGCCGGGTACGGACCGCGCCCGGCCCAGCTGCCCCAGAACAACACCAGCAGCACAACGATCAGAACGATCAGACCCATGTGAATGCTCCTGTTATGCCTGCGACGTCACACCGATCGATGCTGCTTTAGCAACCGCGAATAACGCCTGCTGCGCCCGCAGAGGATGTTCGAGAGCGTGGCGTGGCACATGCCAAGATCCGCCACGATCTTCTTCGGGCAGTTGGCGAGGTAAAGGTCCATGCGGCGCAGCGCCCCAAGCACCTCCTCATCGGTCAACTTGCGCCGGCGGCCCATCGTTGCACCTTCGACCACCATCCTCGTGAAATTGAGCCAAATTCTCATGCACAAGCGGCTTGGCGCATAATAGTCAGCATGAGCAAACCACCAAAAGCCGTCAGCACTTACATGGCCGACATTGGCCGCAAAGGCGGCGCTGCCAAAGGAGCGCGCAAAAAGCGTTCCACCGCCCACTACAAGGCAGCGGCTGCTAAGCGCTGGACTAAGGAGAAGAAGTCATGATCTACGCAATAATGCTCTGCCTCGCCAACGTAGGGTGCCATATGCTCGGTGAGCCGGTATATGTGTACACCTTCGACTCGCCCGCGGCGTGCCTCGCGAAGCTCCCTTTGATGCCCGTTGCACGCGGCAAAAGCGTGGCGGCTGACGGGCGCCTTTACATGAACAGGGCAGAGTGGCTTGAGTGCGATGGAGAGCCCACCTGGCAAGCGGTGCAGTCCCCGGCTACTTCGTCACCGGAGTTTAAACATGAGCCTTATGTGCTAAGGCACTGCGTCGCCGGTACGGGGTGCGAGGATGCGTCGGTAATATCGATATCAAAAGAAGCCTGCGAGACGGCCAAAAAACTGGTTCGCCAATACGATGCCAGCGGCAGCTACGAGTGCGTCAAGCAATAGCCATCCTCGTGAAGTTCAACACCGGTCGCGCGCGGCAGCGGCAGTTGATGGCGTCCCCTGGCTTGCCGCGCTCACCGGTCCGCTCATCGATCACGGGCGGATCGTCGTAGCGGAATGTCCTGCCATTCAGGTGCCGGTGGTGCAGCTTGCGCGGGTAGCGCTCGCCGCCCGTGGCGATCCAAACGTACTCCTCGACCCCGAGCGACTGCATCCGCGCGGCGTTCACCGATTCGCTCACCTTGCGGATCTGATCAAGCGCGGTGAGGTGCGCATGCCGCGCGTCGCCTTTGTAGCGCTTGGTCAGGAAGGGTACGAGCTTGTCGAGCCCGGAACCAGTGGTGATAGCGCTCATCACCTGCGTCTGCACGTCGCCGAGGAAGCGTCCCGGAATACGGGTGATGAGCCCGACGGAGGCCTCGCTCGCGGCTTCGACCAGCGTGCGCATGCGCGGGGTCTGCAGCGTGGACTCGATCTGCAGCAGCGTGGCCACATCCTTCAGCCCGTGCGCCATCTGCGCGGTGCTCTGCGCGGTGACGTCGGTCACCATCCGCCGCGCCCAGCCGCGCGCCAGCGTCTCGAAGCGCTGAGCCCACTTCGCGCGTAGCGCCTCGAACTCACGCTCGCCGGGCGCCGCGTCCATCGCGGCAGAGGTGTCGGGCAGTTTGGTGAGTTGCCTGATCAGCGCGCGCGCCTCAATCGCCATCGCCCGCAGCTCGGCACCGATAGCGGCGCCCATCCGAATCCCTAACGCCAGGGGCGCGGACAGCGGCAGTAAACATTTGGTGCCCACAACCGGCACGCGGCGCGGGTCCACGGGCTGGAAGGGCAGCGGCGCGACATCAACCTTCCTGGGCACCGGCGCGCTGCGCTGCGCCCGCTGCAGTAGCGTGTAGCGGCGCGCGGTCACCTTCAACTGCGCATTCTGCGACTGCAGGCGCCTCAGTTCCTGAGCGCGGCGACGCTCGACGTCTACCGCGGGGTCGCGCTTCGCGCTAGTCGCCATTCATTCGCCCGGCACGCGCGAGACGATCAAAGGCTCTTGAAGTAGTCGATGATGTCCTGCCACAGCGCGCGCAGCACGTCGGCAAGCTGCTCCAGGTGCGTGCGCGGCAGGTGCGGCGCCGGAATCGGCTTGGTCTTGTGGTGCTTCGATTTAGGCTTGCTGGTCATGTCGCATCCCCGTCTGCCTGCGCAATGGCGGCGGTAAGCTGATCGCGGGCCGCGTCATCCAGCGCACCCAGCGTGTCCAACAGATCGAAGTCCGTTTGGCCCGCCGCCTGCGCCCTCGCTGCCTCTCTACTCAACGAAGCCGCCAGCGCCCTGGCATTCTTCACCGTGATTCTCATTTGACCTTCCTCCGTGCCCAGTCCAACAGCGCGAACGCTTTGCTGGAGTCCGTCGCGGTGTCACAGTTGCCGTGCTCGTCCGCATGACAAACGGCACGCGCCTGCTGCCACAGCGCACGCCCACGGTCCGTCTTCACCAGCACCGCCTTGGCCTGCGTAACCGTAATGGCGTGTGTCTGCAGGCCCTTGGTCGCTTTGATACGCGCGGCGGTGATCGCCTCAATGGTCTCAGCGGCCTGTATCGTGAAACTGTTGATTTGTAGCGAGGAGTCGATCGGGCACTGCATCCAGTTGTGCGTGCAATCGGCGTGCGCGGCGAATGGAGCGAGCAACAGCAGGATCAGTGCGTATCTCACCTCAATCCTCCGTCGGCCTATAAGGTGCCATCGAAGCGAACCGCTCCTGCAATTCATTCCGAAGCTGCGCCGCGACTTCCGCTTGACCAGCAGGCCAGTTGCGAGCGCCACAGGCATGTCGGACCACCGCATCGATGTAGTCGAGCAGGGCCGAGTTAACAGGATGCGTGGATGGCGCCCACTGGATGAGCGACGCGTCGGCCGGCTCTTTCGTGGCGTTCAAGGGATGGTCGATGATCTTTTTAGCTTGCCTTGCCATCATGCTGTCCACGGTTTTCATCGTATTCATGATTTCGCTAATGCCCCGTTCGGCCGTCTCGGCTTCGCGCCTGCACCGTTGCTCTGAACCTGCCGCTCCTCGACCGCAGCCTTCTCAACATGGCGCGCGGGGCCTGCGGCCTCGGCGGCAGCATCCGGATCGTCCTCGTCTGGTAACTCCTCAAGCTCCAGGTCCACGCCGATGCCATGGTACCCGCTGTCCTTATCCGCCGCGATACGTGCCCGACTGTCCTCCGGCATCAGGCTGCCGGACGCGATCAGCGCCGCATCGGTCTGCGCCTTGTTCAGATTGACCGTGGACTGCTCAACATGCGTCATAGCGTCCAGCTCGTTCCACTTCGCCACTAGCTCCACGTCCGCCAGCTCCGGGAACTTCGGCACCACTTCCGAGCGCATCACCAGCTCATGGTGCCGCTCGAGGAACGGCGTGAGGTCACGCTCCTGAATTGATTCCTCCGACTCATGGTACGAGGACTCGTCGTACTCACCCGTGGCAGCAAACCCACCGGGCGTGGTGCCCAGGAGCTTGGTGATTGGGCAACCGGCGGTAGCGGCCACCAGCCCGTACTGCGTCATCACCAGCGAGTCGAAGTCCGCTAATGGGGTGTCAAACTGCTGGAACTCCTCGCTCTCTTTGTCGCCGAGCTTGACGCCGAAGCTGTCGCGGTTGGCGATCCAGTTCTGTAGCACGATCTGCGCCTTCTGCGAATCGGCCATCACCTTCGACATGTCAGTCATCCACACCGTCGTGCGCTTAGATAGCGCCAGCGCCGGGGCCTCGTTCGCCGTGCGCTCGGCGCAGTACACCCGTTCCATGAGCATCTGCGGCAGCGGGATGCCGCCGAACAGGTACAGCGGCTTGATCACATCGGCCGGGTCGGCATAACGAAAGATGACCAGGTGCGAGCGATGCACGCGCCGCGACCCGATCAACCACCACGTGGGCTCGTAAAAATGCTTCGCGGATGGCACGGCGGCGGATGTGATGTCGAGGATCGGCGCGCACCAGTACGGGTCCACCTGTGAGACGCCCTTGTACGTGCCCGCCTTGACCCCGTCCAAGTTGAACGGCTTCTGATAGTACTCGGGATCCTCGCTCTCCACCTCGAACAGCGCGATGCGGATGCCGAAGATACGACCCTTGATGCCGAAGTCGCGCAGCTGCCCCTTGATCCCCATGCGGCGGTCGGCGCTCTTGATGAGCGCCAGCGCGTCCTCGTCCAGGTCCTCGCCCGTCGCGGTCGTGACCTCATAGCCGTTGCGTATCGCGTCGTCGATCGGCACCGCGCACGCCTTGTACACCAGCCAGTGTTGCGCGATGAAGCCTGCGTTCTGATAGCCGATGAAGCCCTGGCGCATGTACCACGGCATCAACTGCATCTGCGTACCAAACTCGACCATCACCGCCTTGAACGCCGGGAGACCATTATCGCCCGAGTCCATCGCAGCGGTCAGCGTGATCAGCGGGTCCTTCGCATCCATCGCGGCGCCCTGGGTAACGGGCTGCCACACCTGAATCTTGTCGCACGCGGCCTTTATCGACTGAGCAAAAGCCTCCGCCTGTCGCTGCTCGCCCGCACGCTGCGCGGCCAGCAGGTCGCCGAACGGGTTCGCGTACTTGTCGGCGTGGCTCGTGGATTGAGCGTCAGGTACAGCGGCGGCCCTCGGGCGGAACCAGGAGAGCAGGCGTCGGAGCACAGGTCAACCGAACGAGCTGACTGACGACGGCATCAGCTCAGTGAACGCCCAGACCGCCGCATCCAACCGATCAGGCGAATAACCCGCGGCCGTGCGGTCAAAGTCCAGCGTCATCTCACACAATTGGTCCTCCAGCTGCGGGAAGCTCCCGACATGATGCATCTTGCCCTGCTCGTAGAGCGCGGCGATCGGCTCAGCGCGGATCACTTTGCCGCGAGTCGCATGCACTGCTTTGTAGGAAATGCCCTTATCAACACTGCGCAGTGTCGCCTCCACCATCTCGCCCCCGTTATTGATCTCCGCGATCACACGGTCGGCTTTGTAATCGCGGAACGCGGTAATGGCGCGACGCGCCCAGCCGAGTGGCTGGTAGTGACCAGAGAGGTCATTGAGCAGGTAGCCGTGTTGATCGCGTCCGATGCCTGCCACCACGATCCCAGTCTCATCACTCCCCTCAGTACTCTTCGCCGCTGGGTCAATCGCCACCACAATCCGTCGCAGCTCCGGTGCCTTCACTACACGCAGCTTGTCGATATTGTCCCGCTGCCAAAGCGCATTGGGCACATCGGTCAGCAGTTCCGCCAGCAGTTCCTGACGCCCCAGTCGCGTCCCCTCGTACTTGCGCACGATGGTGTTAATGAAGGTCGGCGCTAGATTCGCCTGGTTCTCGTACGTGCTGCCGCGCGTGACCACGACGTCGTGCGACTTATCGTAAATACCGTTCTTGCACTCACGCGCCAGCAGGTCCTTCAGCAACTTGACGGGCTTCGGCGTGGTCGCTACCACGGCGCGGGGGTCGGCACCCTGCCGCAGGCCGAACATCAGCATGTCCCACGCCTCTGGGTACCGCCACGCAGCCAGCTCGTCGCAGACCGCCGCGTCATGCTGCGGACCGCGCAAACGCTCAGGCTCATCGGCTGAGTAGGTGATGGCCACAGCACCATTGGGCCACGTGAGCCGGCGCTTGGACGGCTCGTACACCGGCCGATCATAATCAGGGCAACAGGCGATAATTCCAGATGGCCCCTCGACTAAAACGTCGCGCACGTCAGCCGTGGTAGGCGCCACCAGCGCGATGCGCCCTGCGCGCTTACAGCTGACCTGCTCGCGCACCCACTCTGACAGCACCCGTGTTTTTCCGTACCCGCGCCCCGCCAAGATCACCCACGTGGTCCAGGGCCCTGAGGGCGCCAACTGGTCCGGCCGCGCCCACCAGGAGCGCCAGTCGAACAGGAACCTACGAGCCTCCTCCTGCGTCATCTTCCCCAGGAACTGGTGCCTCTGCGGCAACGGCAGGCGCGCCAGGAGCTGTGCCGGGGAGTCGTGCGGATAGAGTCTCGATAGCGGAAAGGTTGCGGTCACGCGTGTCCTCATGCTGGATCGGGGCGCCATCGCGACCGGTGTGCTCATAAGCTTGTTTCGCGCGCCACTTGTCACCGCGCCGATTGGTCAGCCAAAGTGTGATCGCGCCAATGTCCGGAGGCACGTGTTCTGTGAATGGCACGAGCACCGGCGCACCATCGTTCTGCATGATCTTGATGGCCGGATACGAGTAGCCGACCGAGCGGTGATAGAGCGAAGATTCAACGCGATCATCGGCAAGTTCTTTGCCGACCTTCAGCGCCTGACAAAAATCCGGGTACTCGGCTTTCCAGCGGTAGATCGTGCGAACGCAAACGCCAAGAGCTTCAGCCACTTCGAAATCAGTCGCGCCGGCAATGCACAGATTCGCAGCTTTCTGACAGAACTCGGGCTCGTAGGCCGTCGGTCTGCCGAGCTTCGACGCCTCTGATTCCGAAGTCTGCGCCTCCATCAGCGCGCCTCCACCATTGCACCGGACTCGGCACAGCCACGGCCTGCTTCGCGCACACCCGGCGCCAGCACAGCGAGCACAGCCGCACGCTCCACCACGGAGCTGCGCATAGGGCTCGCTTCGGCATGTGGCTTCGCCATGAGTGGTTCCGCGTAACTTGTGGGCAGAAAAAAGCCCGGAGGTTATCCGGGCTGCAAGTCAAACCACGCAATGACTGCGCGGCTATCCGGCCACGGGGGGGTCTTGGGCCGGAATCTCGTCGGAATCAATCGCTTGCCGAATGAGCGCTGAGTTTGAACTCGGCGCATTCAGGCCGCAGCGGCGCCGCCGTTCTGGCATCAGCGAAACACCGGTCTGCGAGGACCAGGCTTCCGCCATGCCTGCTGGCAACAGTCCAGCCTTCGGCAGATCCGCGATGAATTCCCGCAGCGAATCGTCCTGCGCGAACCAGCAGCCGTGCTGTCGCAACGCTTTGAATTTCGCGTGAAGGACGCGAAGCGTGCCCGCCGGGCAGTTGACAGCCCCGACCAGTTTCAGCGGTGCCGGGCTCATGTACTGCGCGGCGAGCAGTCGCCAGCGCAAAGCCTGCGCCTTGCTGATCTTCACCAGGCACGGAACTGATTGAGATTCCAGGAAATATACCCACTCACGCTGGCGTGGTAGAGCAGGCAAATCCGGGAGGCGCCAGAACCGTGAAATCGCTTCGGACGCAGTGAGGGCAATTACGGGATGGCTTGACCGTATACCCGAGCTTTTCCCGGGTGTCAAATTCTCCGACACGGTCTTGAGCGCTTCGCCGGCAGCACCTATCCCACGATTCTGGCGTGGCGCAGCGCGGTCTCAGCCCCCGCCCAGGCCTCCGGTTCGACGCCAACAACAGCGTCGCCACCCTTCCCGCGCGGTGCCCCTTTCAGCCAGCGGTGCATCGCCAGATGCAGGCGGCCGACCATGTCGGCATCGGCGCCTCCACTTTCCGCGATGTTCACGATGGTGAGCTTGGCACCATAGATTTTGAGGATGGCGCCGAGCTTGATCCCGGGCTCGAATCGACCCTCCGGAATATCCTCGTCACGGAACTGCTTGGTGAGTGATGAAGCCCGCTCCGTCACGACAACATGGGCTCGCTTGCCGGTTCCGGGCAGCAGGTACACCGCGGCGTCCTGGCACAAGCTGTTGACCGCCTGATTCCAAATGTGATTGAACGTGCGCCCCGAGCAGCATGCCTTACGGCATGCGCAGGGTAGCGAATGCGGCGCGCAGGATGCGATCAGTGCGGCCTCCGCGACACGCCCGAGGGGATGGATCACGGACATGATGATCCCGGCTTGCGCAGCACCGTCGAGGCCGCCGAGGCCGCTCTCCGCGATGTTCTTGTCCGTCATGCGGTTCATGATCGGTCGCGAGGCGCCGCCGATGCGGGTGACGGCGAAGCGCAAGGCCTGGAAGGCGCTGTGAAATAGCGGCGCTGCATCTTCGGTCACGCATCTCTCCCGTTGCTCGATTTCGGATTTCAGGTAGTCGACGGCAGCGTTCATGCAGAGGCCTCCAGTAGAAATCCGGGTCTCAAGATTCTCGCGATCAGACGGTCGCTGAAATGCGCATCCCATTCCGGTGCCGTGGAGCGCGCGACTGCACTCACGCACCGGGTATGGAAATCAAGCAGCCGTTTGTGGGGTTTGGCGCAACAATAGGCGTGCGCGGCGGAGATGAAAACCGCGGCGAGTTTGAGCGTTGGGGTCTCACGCGGCATGTAGAACTCGTCGAAGTCGCCGCGCCAGTAGACGGTTGTCCCGCGGCGGTCGAGCCTCCACAGCACATAGCTCCCACGGCGATAGCGAGTATTGAGCAAGCGGTCCCCATCGCAAGCCTTTGATGTGCGGAGGAAACTACATCCGCGTAAGGAATTCAGGAAGCGCAATTGTGTCGCTTAGCGGGATACTCGCGCTGTACCCCAAGCTTCCAAGCCTTGTCCCTGATGGCGGCAGGCGTGCGCCCAGGCAACAATTTCGCGAGCAATTTGGCGCCCATGGAAGCGTAATCGCGCAGGACTATTCCTTCCTCGGACTGACTCCACACGATGCCGCGGCCGCGCGAAGTCACTGCAACTTGTCCTTGCTCACCGTCTGCGCCTCCAGCGTATCGGCCAAGGTCGTCAACGCCTGAGCGAGCGTGCGCGCCTGAGCAGCCGTGAACGACATCGTGGTCAGCGGCGCGGACAGCACCAACACGACTTCGCTTTTGTGCGTGATCAGCTGATACATGACCTGCTGATCGGTCACGGTGGCTGCCAGCCTCGCGAGATCAGCACGCGCATGGCGAGCTCAATGCCTTTGCCACTTTTGACCTCATCGGTGGTAATGGGCAATACGATGTAGCCGAGCAGAGCCGCGTGCTGCTGTTTGACGACGTCGCGCTCAAGGTTCGACGGATGCGAGTGCGCGCCTCCGCCGCGGCGCCAAATCCCGCCCTGCACTTCCACCAGCAATCGGTACTTCGGCCAGGCGAAGTCCGCACGGAACTCACGCTTGAGCGGCAGCGCGAATCGGTATTGCTCCTCCGGTTCTGGCAGTTTGAATGCCCTGCAGTGGAACGCGAAGAGATCCTCAAAGCGGCTGTTGCTGCGAGCTGGTGGCAAGAAGGATTGCTGCAGACGAGTCATTGGTTAGTGCGGCCGAGACTCCTCACCATCGGCACGGTGATCCATGGGCAGCTCCGGCTGATCCTTCTTCGCTTTGTCGGCTGGCTTCTCGGTGCCTGCGACATTGCCCAGCGTCAGACGCGCCTCGATCTCACGGCCGCGGAAGCGGCGGATCTGCATGATCGCCTCATCGTCGTCGGTAGTGGTTTGGACCTGGAATGTCATTTCCGTGAATCCACCAGGCCGCGGCTCCAGGCGAATCTTGGCAATACGCACGCCGGCAATCACGAGTTCGTCCTCTGATGTGCCCAACTGGAAGGCGATCTCGCAGTTATCGAATTTGTCTTTGAATGCGAAACTTGAGACTCGCGTTACCCAGTCGGTCGGCGTCTTGAAGTTGCCCTTAGTGTCGAAAAGCGCATCGTGTGTATGCGGATCTCCGGTCAGCGTGTTCAGATCATCCTTGGCGAGTAGAAACGCCGTGATCGAAAAATCCTCGGCCGGTACTTCATCGTCACCGTGAAGTTCGAGCCTGTCGTTCAGTGACACGCCGAGCTTGCAGGCGCGCAGCGAAAACTCGATCTCTTTCGGTTTGGTAGTCCCGTTCCCGTTCTTTGCCTTGGCCATTGGAAT